GGCGCAGTGCCGCCCCCGCCGCTCGAAAACGACCTGCTCGAGCACGTGCCGCCGGAACAGCGGGCAGAAAAAGCCGCAGCCATGTACGGCGATCACCTGACCCCATAGTTGAGCCGTCAGCCCGGCCATATCTACCGTCGTGATATGGTCGTCCCCGTCGGCGGCCAGCACCGCGCTCCAGGCGTGCGGGGCATTACGCCACACCGTCAGGCCGTAGGCCACATCCACGTTGAGCGCTGCCAGTCGTTGGTAGGCATCCAGCGGCACCACCTGGTCGTCATCCACGAACATCAGCGCATCATACGACTCTGCCAGCGCGATCCGGCGTGCCTGTTCATACTTGCGCGTGCAGTTGTCATAACGGTGCGCCTGGGGATCATCCCCATCACGCAGGTACAGCACTTCGAGTCCGCTGAAAACGGCCATCCCCTCGATGCTGTTCAGCGCGGCAGGAAGCTGCTTGGAGTGCGCCACAGCGACCAGCGTTTTCATTTTTTGGCAATCCTCCCCACCACGTCTCCCAATTTGCGCTTAATGACCTCTTGATTCTTTTCGAAGGCCCGCTGCAAATAGCGGCGGCCCCGAATACCCCGCCGGGCAATCGCTCGCGCCACCACAAAGGCCGTTGTGCCATGCCGCCGCGCCCACGTTTCAAGCGCGGCAATCGGCGGCCAGAAGGGTTTGGTACCTGTCTCCATCGCCGCCGCCTGGCGCTTGTTGCTGCCCACCACACCGAGCACGCTGTTGCCATCCTGACGGAGATCGGGCGTGATACTGGCGCGCAGCCCGCCCATATCCACCGGGGCGTTCACCTTTGCGTCACGGGTGACAATCATCGTCGCGTCTCGCATCCCCTGCGCGAATTCCTCCCCGCGCAGGTCCGTAATAACCTGCTGCATCTTCTGCTTGGCTTCCGCCAGGCCGCGCACATCCATATCAACCGGCATGCCCTTGTCCTCTACACATCCTGCCTGCGCGCGCGCGCCGCCCGGCGCTGTTTGGACAGCATATCGGTATGGCGCGCACCCATTCCTCGCCGTAGTTAAAACGGACAGCTTCGCCATGCCGATACGAAAACACAGCCTGTCCGTTCCAGAACGCCCGGCGACTGTGGAACTCAGATTCTTCCAAGCTCAAACGGGATGCGGATTCTTCTAGGTGTAGGTCGCTATCCTCATAGCGGTAGCCGTATTCAGCTGGTGTGGGTGGAAGCCACTCGCGCCCATTTGCGGACCTTTTGGTCTTTTGCGCTGGTACGAGTTCCCCATATTCACCCAATTCATGCGTGATATGCCCGATCCAGTCCGCAATAACGCCAGGCTGCGCCTTATACCACCGTTTGAACAACCAACGAGATAAACGACTGCGACTCATATTGCCTGCTTCACCCAATCGTCGGCCGAACCAACCGGCCACTCACCAGCATCATCTGCAAATCCGGGTCGAGCGCCTTTCGGTACAACAGCGTACCCCCCATTTCGGCACTGCCTGACGAATCAGCCCAGGCCGACTGGCCGCGCTTGAACCAGCGTGCTGCCTGGGTAATACATGCCTGTTTGATAACTGCCGGACACGTCGCGGCATAGCCCCATTTGGCCGTGATCCGTGCCGTCGGCACCCGCCCGTGCGGGATCACCGCATAACCACCGGTAGGATTAACCATAATCGCCTGATAGGGCAGCCGGTTGTAATTCGGGCGGTTGGGATCGCCGCTGAAGGCCCGCCAGTCATCCGTTGTCCAGGTTACATCCGCGCTGTCGGTTGGGCTGGATTTGACTTCCACAAGCGTGATCTCCACGCATTC